GATTTAAAGTTTTAGAAATGCATGTTGACCTTGATTTAGAAGGTTATGAAGATAAGGATAAAAAAGGTAAGCCAACAGGTATTGCACTTCCTTATGTTGTAACGATTGAACGTTCAACACAAACAATATTAGCAATTAGACGTAACTGGAACCCTGACGATGATACTAAACAAAAACGTCAGCACTTTGTACATTATGGATATGTACCAGGTTTTGGATTCTACTGTTTTGGTCTAATTCATTTAATTGGTGCTTTTGCAAAATCAGGCACAATGATATTACGTCAATTAGTTGACGCAGGTACTTTATCAAACTTACCCGGCGGGTTTAAATCAAGAGGACTTAGAATTAAAGGAGATGATACACCAATCGCTCCAGCTGAGTTCCGTGATGTAGATGTACCGTCTGGCACAATACGAGACAACATCATGGCTCTACCCTATAAAGAGCCTAGCCAAGTTCTCAATCAATTAATGAATCAAATTGTTGATGAAGGGCGTCGTTTTGCATCAGCAGCAGACCTAAAAGTATCTGACATGTCAGCTAACGCTCCTGTGGGTACTACACTAGCAATCTTAGAAAGAACACTCAAAGTGATGTCAGCAGTTCAAGCTCGTATTCACTATGCAATGAAACAAGAGTTTAAACTTTTAAAAGGTATTATTAGAGATTTTACTGATGATGAGTATTCATACACACCAGACGATGGCAAAGCACAAATTAAACAGCAAGACTATGATATTGTAGAAGTTATACCTGTATCAGACCCTAATGCTGCAACTATGTCACAAAAGGTTGTGCAATATCAAGCAGTGATGCAATTAGCACAAGCTAACCCAAATATATATGACATGGTAGAACTTAACAAACAGATGCTTGAGGTATTAGGCGTTAAAAATATTGATAAGTTAATACCACAGTCTGATAAACCAAAACCACAAGACCCTGTGTCAGAAAATATGAATGTGATTAACAACAAACCTGTACAAGCGTTTATATATCAAGACCATCAAGCACACATTGCGACTCACATGGCGTTTATGCAAGACCCTAAAATATTAGCTTTAGTCGGTCAAAGTCCTAATGCAAACACTGTACGTGCTGCTATGGAAGCACATATTGCAGAGCATTTAGCATTTGAATATCGCAAACAAATCGAAGAACAAGTTGGTGTTGCTTTACCTGCACCTAACGAGAAGATTGATGAACAAGTTGAATTAGATTTATCTAGAGTTGTTGCTAAAGCTGCTCAACAGTTGCTTGATAAAGATATTAAAGAAGCACAAGCACAAGAGATTATGGCTAAGCAACAAGACCCAGTTATGCAAATGCAACAGAAAGAGCTACAAATTAAAGAAATGGAAGCTCAAACTAAAGCACAAAAAATGCAAGCTGATATTGAGTTAGATAGAGCTAAACTAGAATTAGAAAAAATGAAACTTGAATCAGATGAAAGAATCGCTGGAGCTAAGATAGGCGCTAATGCTGCGATGGATAATCGTAGAGTAGATTCACAAGAATTAGTACAAGGAACAAAACTTGGTATTGATGCTATTAAAGCTCAATCTCAAGCACCAAAGAATTCACAACAATAAGAAAGGTAATACATGGACGGTACGTTAAAGGTTCTAGCTGAAAAGTTAGAAGAAGAACGCAATATAATTTTAGAAACTTTAGGTGATGGGCATGCACAAGATTTTGCTCAATACCAACACAGTGCAGGCATTATTCGAGGTCTCATGGTTGCACAAAGACACATAGCAGACCTTGCAAAAAATATGGAGATGGACGATGAGTGAAATCATTACGCCAAATAAAACTATTGTTGATTTCAAAGGCAAAGCAGTAGCAGCCGAAGAACCTAAACAAGAACAAAAACCAACTCAATTACCAGAAGTCAAAGGATATCGCATATTATGTGCTGTACCACATGTTGACGAAAAGTATGAGAGTGGAATTATTAAAGCAGACAAGACAAGACATATTGAAGAACACTCGACTGTAGTTTTGTTTGTTATCAAATTAGGAGATATGGCTTACGCAGACAAAGACAGATTTCCTACAGGACCTTGGTGTAAAGAAGGCGACTTTGTTATTACTAGGGCATATTCTGGAACTCGAATCAAAATACATGGTAAAGAGTTTCGCATTATCAACGACGATACCGTAGAAGCAGTGGTCGATGACCCACGTGGATACGAACGCGCATAAGGAGAAGAAGCATGGCAAAAATCATAAATGAAGTTCCTGAAGAACTCAAGGATGAAGAAACGACGGAAGTTGAATTAGTATCCAAAGAGGACAAAGAGGATTATGAAGAGGCAGTAGAGGCTAAAAAAGAGGAATCTAAAAAAGAGGAATCTAAAAAAGCTAAAGCTGAACCTGAATTTGAAATTGAAGAGGAAGATGACACCCCTCCAGAAGACAGGAACCGCGAACCACTACCGGATAAAGTTAAACAAGAATTAGAAGAAGATAATCTTGAAGACTATTCAGCAAGAGTCAAAGAAAGAATGGCTCAGTTGAAAAAAGCCTGGCATGATGAAAGAAGAGCTAAAGAAGCAGAAGCACGCCAACGTGATGAAGCTATTAAATATGCTCAAACTATTATTAATGAAAACCAAAAACTAAAGAAAACTTTAAGTTCTGGTGAAGAAGATTATCTTAAAACATTAAAAGAAAAGTATGAGTCTGATGTTAATTATGCTAAACGTGAATATCGCGAAGCATATGATTCAGGAGACCCAGATAAGATTGTTGATGCTCAAAGTAGACTAAATGAAGCTCAGTTCAAATTACAGAACGCTATGGGCATGAAACCTCAATATACAGCTTTACAAGAGGACGAAAATAGTGTACAACTACAACAACAGCAATCTGCACAGAATAATGTGCCTAAACCAGATGATAAAGCCATAGAATGGCAAGAAAAAAACACCTGGTTTGGTAGAAATAAAGTGATGACTGCTACTGCATTAGGTCTACATGACGACTTAATTGGTCAAGGTATACAGCCATCATCAGATTTATATTACCGTCGTATAGATGATACGATGCATAAACTATTCCCAGAACAATTTGGGGAAACTGAATCGTTGGAAGGACAACCTGCCCAACGCAATACTAAACATTCAACTGTTGTTGCTCCAGCAACTCGGTCAACTGGACCCAAAAAGGTCAAACTGACTAAAACACAGTTAGCTTTAGCTAAAAAGTTTAAGTTAACACCTGAGCAATATGCAAGAGAATTATTAAAAACGGAGAACGCAAATGGATAAGAGAATAGACAGAGAAGTAGAAATACGTGAAGAAACAGATATGAGAACAAGGACTTGGGCTCCCCCATCTTTGCTCCCAGAATTTAAGAAACAACCAGGCTGGGCATATCGTTGGATTCGAGTAACTCTTGCTAATGAACCTGATGCCAGAAATGCTTCTTCAAAAATGCGTGAAGGCTGGGAACCTGTGAAACATTCAGAACACCCAGAAATTAAATTAACGTCAAACCCTAACAGTCAGTTTAAAGACGCTGTTGAAGTAGGTGGTTTGATACTTTGTAAAATGCCACAAGAAATGGTAGACCAGAGAAATGCATACTATAAACAAAAAACAGAAGGTCAAGCTCAAGCAGTTGATAATAGCTTCTTGAAAGAAAATGACCCGCGTATGCCTTTATTCTCTGATAAAAAATCTACTAAATCTTTTGGTAAAGGTTAAACAATTCTTTAAGGAGAAATTATTATGGCAGCTTACGGATTAAAACCTGTACAGCGTGTTGATGGTATGCCTTATGCAGGCGCGACACGGCTATATAAAATTGACCCTGCTGGTGAAGCAACTAACTTGTTCTATGGACAGGTTGTTAACATCGGCGCGGACGGTTATATAGCTCTAGCAACAGCAACTGGAGCAGACGCTACTACCAATAACTTAGGTGGTAATGGCGTTGGTGCAATAGGTGTTTTTGTTGGATGTGAATACGTTAATGCACAAGGTCAAGTTATCTACTCACAATATTATCCATCTGGTACTGCTAATGGCGGTGACATTGTGGCTTATGTTGTAGATGACCCAAATGCACTATTTATGGCAGAATTAGATGATACAGCTACGCAAACAATGGTTGGTACAAACACCACTTTTGCTACAGCACAAACTACTTCTACCGGTTCTACCGCTACTGGCGTTTCTAACTCTCAGTTGGACGCAACAGTTGCTACTACTGCTAAGGCATTTAAAATTGTCGCTTTAGCACCAGACGAGTCAACTGCAGCAGTGTTAGTTAAATTTAACCCAAGTTTCCATCGCTTCACAAGTGATGCTGGCTTATAAGGAGAATAAATCATGGCAATTTCAAGAGCTCAGTTATTAAAAGAGTTGCTCCCAGGCCTTAATGCTTTATTCGGTATGGAATACCAGCGTTATGGTGAAGAGCACAAAGAAATCTACGAAACAGAATCATCAGAAAGAAGTTTCGAAGAGGAAACAAAATTATCAGGCTTTGGTAGTGCACCAGTTAAAGGGGAAGGCG